TCACTAAGATTGTCGAGACAATCTTGAATGTTGTCAGCAGCATAATCGAGATTGTCGATTGCTGACTGCATCTTGTCACCGCGTTCGCCCATCTGAATTGATTCGGGCAGATTGTCGAACGATTCTTGCTCATCGTCACGCAACATCTCGATTTGCTCTTTGAGTTCTTCGAGTTGTGCTGACAACTTCTCAATTTGTTTTCTTCTTTGTGCATTCATATCAGTTGCGTTTTGATTGTTAAACTTTCGTTGTCGGTGCGTGTTAAGCACTGATTTCTGATGCAAAGATATTGCGAATTATTATAATAGGCAAGTTTTTGAGCAACTTTTTTTGGATTTTTTTTCATCGCTTTGCGTAACTATCAGCCAATCAGCTAAATAATAAAACGAAATTTTTCTAAAATTTTTCGGTGTTTATTAGGCACTATCCCATTTTTTTATTATAACTTTGCGAATGTGAATAAGTATATTCAGTTATAACTCAATAAAAAGAACGATGAAAACAAAGTTTCGCAACGCACTTTCAGAGAAGTGCAAGGACATGGGTCTTACTGATAAGCTCCTCGATGAGCTTACAGAACTCGGTTGCGTTGGTCTGAAAGACGATGCGACTGACGAAGACATAACCGCCAAAGTGGATTCAATCGTACCCTTTGCAAAGGCGATGCAGGGGGAGATTACGAGGAAGACGAAGCCATCGAGCAAGTCATCAAAACAGCAATCTAAGAAAGAGGGCAATGAGGACGATGACGAGGGTGAAGACGGAAAAGACGTTCCCGAATGGTTCAAGCCGTTTCAGCAGCAGATGACATCTCTGCAAGCAGAGAATGACAAGCTCAAAGCTGAAAAAGCAAAGTCAGAGAGAACGGCTGACATCGCCGCGAAAGCCAAGAAATTGCGCATTCCCGAGTATCTGATGAAGCGCGTCACTTTCGCTGATGACGCTGACATCGACAAAGAACTCGCGGACTACAAGCAAGAACTTGTCAATCACAATCTCATGCCGAAAGAGGCACAGCATGAGACCGGAAGCGAGGACGAACAGATGCGCGAAAGCGCGAAAGCATGGGCATCATCACTGCCGAGCAAGTAATGTCTCGTAATTATTCACCCTCAAAATTCTTTTGCACTCATGGCTATTGAATTTAAGAAAGAAGCAGTTTCGGGCGCATATCCCGAAATTTGGCGCGGAGAATGCAAGATTCTCCCCGGCGGTTTCAAACCGTTACAAGAGTTCTCGGTCGGTACTGTATTGCGCCGTGCAACTCCGATTTTCGTTGACTTCGACACAATGAGCGCGGCAGTCTGCAAGACGGCGAAAGTCGTTGGCGGAACAGCAGCTTCTCCGCGTGTCGCAAAGGGTCATTACTTCGAGAAGGGCGATACTGTCACTAAGTACGATGACGGCTCTGCATCACCCACAATCAAGGCAATCGACAAGTCGAACACCGATTACGATGTTCTCACTCTCTCGGCAAGCATCAAAGACTTGACGACTGACGACATCATCGTTGAATCAACAGAGTACACAGCCGCAGCAGGTGACGTTGCAGAAGCGAAAGCCGAACCGAAGTACACGCCGAACATGGTCGTTGGTTCTGTCACAGAGTTCAACGGTCGCGGCATTCCGACTATCGATGCAGCTTTCGAAGCAGTCGTTCTCACTCCGGCTCTCTCGACACCTGTACTCGCAGAGTGGCTCAACGGCGTATTCTTGAAGAATAACCCGAACATCATCTTCATCAAACAGTAACGATTACGATTATGAACGAATTACTTTATACTTCTATCTTCGGCGAACTCACCAAGATGGTGCAGATTCGTTTCGATGCCGTGTCGGAACAGAACAAGAAGCTCTTCGACAATGTGATTTTCGAGAAGTATCTTGATTGGGACACTCCCACAATCGGACTTGACTTCGAGGAACTCATCGGCAAGTACAACATCACTATCGCAGCTCCGACTATCGGCGACAACTCAAAAGAAGCCATTCTCGGAAGCGAGGGTCTTGAAACTCTGAAAGAACGCATCGTTAATCACGCTCTGACGCTCCCGATGACGATTCAAGACTATCGTAAAATCTTGCAGATTCTCGACAGCAAGACAATTTCCGACAAGGCGAAGAATGAACAGCTCGTCAAGCTCATGTGGGGCGACATCGAGCGCGTTGTTTCTGCCGTACTCGGCAAGCTCGACATGATTTTCTTGGGCGGTCTCTCGAACGAGGGTATCTTCAAGTTCGATGAGACAACGAACCCCGAGGGCGGTGTCAAGGGAACAGTGAACTACAATCAGCCGGCAGAGAACATCGCTTCTGCAAAGACAGCGTGGACTTCTGACAACTTGCAGACTGTTGACTGTTTCGAAGACATTCAAGCCATTCTCGATGCAGCACAAGACAAGGTGACTTTCGGCAAAGTGCTTTGCGCTCCGTCAATCATCTCGTATATGTGTCGCTCAAAGAAAATCAAGGAAATGATTTGGGGCAGTGACAAGTCTGCAAAGCTCGTTCAGTTGAAAGACTTGAACGCGTATATGCAGGAGAACAACTACCCGATTTTCGAGACTATCCGCAGACAGATTCGCATTCAGAACGGCACACAGATTTCGACTTACACGCCGTGGAACGCAAAGAACATGGTCTTCATTCCGGACGGCAAGCTCGGTCTCGTGAAGAACGCATGGTCGAACAACGAGCTGAAACCCGAGCAGGGTGTCGCTTACGCAAACTACGGACGTATCCGCACATCGCAGTGGGGCGTTGGCGAGACACAAGGCTCGAACGGTGTTGAGTTCACAAAGGCTGAATCACTCTCATTGCCGGTTATCACCGAGATGAACGGTATCTACACTCTGAAAACTCAACAGTAACGCGCGATGACAAACATTCAAGCATTAAGCCGACTTTGCAACGCGATTGCGAACACGTTCTATCCCGATAAATCGGTCATGGAATTTGCTCTCTTCAACGCGAGCATCAACGCAGAGGAAGAAGCAACGCCGAAAGACGTTGCTCTCTTCCGTGTCGCCGTTCAGCTCGTGCGCGGTTACATCGAGACATCTCGTTCAGAGAACAGCGTCTCGACTTCTATCGATGCGGACGCTCTCACGCAGAGCATCGCATTTTGGTGCAACGAGTACGGTGTTGATGCTGATGACGTGTTAAGTGATTCATTGAGAGTTATTCAGAATGGCTCAAATCTTTGGTGACACACAATTAACAGCAGTGTATTATGAGAACGAACGGCACACTACAAATCGAGACAGTTTCAAGCGGTGGCGTGAACGAGTACGGCGAGCCGACATCAGCAGTAAGCTCTTACTCTGATGCTATCGCTTGCAACATCAAGACGAACTCTGACAACAGAATCGGAAAGTACGAAGACGGCGAGTTTCGCATCGCATCGTTCACGATTCTTGTCGAGCTTGAAGATGATGTTGCAGAGAAGATTCTTGAAGCGAAACGCATCAAGCTGACACGTTTCACTGAATCTCTCGGCGAATATCGCGTCATGAACGCTGAATTGCTCCCGACAGTCGGTCGTGTTCAACTCACTGTATAACGAGAACGCATCGTGACATGGCTAAGAAGACAACAACACACAGCAAGTACAAAGGTGTAGTCGTGAGCCGCACCGATTATCGCAAGATACAAGAGCGACTTCAAGTCAAGAAGAAGCAGCTCATCAGTCATCTTGTGACGCAGCTCTCATACATCGGCGAAGCGTGTGTGAAGCTCGCACGCGAGGGTGGCACTTACAGAGACATCACCGGAAATCTTCGGTCTTCTATCGGTTACGTTGTTCTCTACAACGGTGAAGTTCAAATCTCGGGCGCACCGAAGCAATATTCGGGAACGCAGGGAAACGGCGCACAAGGCGTTGCAGCGAGCGAATCGCTCATGAATCGTCTGAAAGCAAAGTTCCCATGGGGCGTTGTACTGATTGTTTGCGCCGGTATGCAATACGCAGCTCTTGTCGAAGATGTGCGACACAAAGTCGTGCTTGCACAAGCGGAACTCGAAGCTGACAGATTACTCAAAGAATTACTTGGTTCTATACTCAAATGACAAATATGAAGACAGAAATGCAGATTGAGCGCGATTTCTTCTCGATGATTAAGTCGAGCAGTCTCGCGCAAGCAATCAAAGGCTCTCTCTACCGCAGTGAGATGAGACCGACGGACGCAACGACAGAAGACATCATTGTCAAGTTCCTCGCAGGAGTTGACGAGCAGATTCAGTCGGGAACAATCGTCATCAACGTGTATGTTCCCGACACAACGTCAGCAGACGGACGCAAGGTCGAAGACAAGCAGCGTGTCGATGAGCTGCAACAGCTTCTCATCAAATTTGTCGAAGAGTGTGACAGCACGGAGTATTGGATTCAGCAGGACGGAACACCGCACTCGACAGTGAACGAAGACATCGAGCAGCATCTGATTGTTTCAAGAATTAAGTTTCAACGATTAACAGTATAAGATTATGAAGAAAATTATCATGTCATGGTCGAAGTGTAAAGTTGAAGTTGGTAAGACCGGCGCGAACGATGCAATGGCAACAACGCTTTACAGCGTGGGTACTATCAACGACAAGTCAACGACACTCGCATCGGCTGACGGCGAGACACTCACCGCAACCGCAACCGGCGGCATCGTTGTCGCAGAAGAAGACGGCGAGCCGACAATCACAATCACAACCCGTGTCAAAGAAATGGACTTCGACACAGAGCATCTCTTCACCGGAGCGACAATCTCAACAGATAGCGATGAGCTTGATGTAAAGACAAATGTCGTTTCAGAAGAGTTCAGTGTCAAAGTCACTCCGAAGAACATCGGCGCGACCGGTATCAAGGCACCGCGCACGAAAGTTTCTTTCAAACCCGGCTCTTCCGAAGAAGAGGGTCAGTACGTTGATTTGACTTTCAAGATTATGCCGACCGAGAGCGAATTGCTCTACAAGAAGTTCAAGGTCAAAGCAGACGATTGGAAAGAAACAAAGACGTACTCCGCTTCCGGCGAGACAGCTTAACAGCAGCATCATTGGCACTTAAAGACTGTTCATAGTAAAGACGCGTGGAAAGACACCCTTTTCGGTTGGCAGGAGAAACCGACATCTCGCGAGATAGAGCAGACAGGTAGCTCGCTTGGTTCATATCCAAGAGGTCGTGCGGTTCGAATCCCACTCTCGCAACTATTGTATAACAAGATAACTCATTGAATGATGATAACAACAGCTCAAACAATCGAAAGCCAAGTCGCAGCAGCGATACTCGAAAAGTCGCTCGCTCGGCTCGAAATCAATGGCAAGACGTATGAGATTGCGCCGCCGACAATCGCAACGCTCATTCTCGTGAGCGAAATTGTCGCAACGCTCCCAATCGTTGAGAAGTGCAAGCTCGAAGAACGCACTGCATCAGTGCTGCACAATGCGCGATACTTCAAAGCACTCGGAGACATCGCTGCCGTGCTTATTCTCGGCGCGAAACGCATCAACGAAGCAAGTCATCGTCAGAGCTGCAAAAGTCGCTTAAAAGCGTTCTTTTCGCGCAAAAAACAAGTATTGAGCGAGCGTGAAGAACTCGCGCAAATCATCAATGAGAATCTATCACCGACAACGTTATTCGATGTTATCGTTCAACGACTGAAAGACAACGAGGTCGGTGTTTTTTTCGCCATTACCACTTCCCTAAGCGAGGCAAACATTCTGAAACCGACAAAGGAAGTGGTCGAGGGGTAAACGACAGCATTTGGGCGACAGTTCTCGGCATCGCAAAGACATTCAGCGTCACAGAGAAATATGCTCTGTATGAAATCAGCTTTCTGAACGCGTTGATGTACAGCCGAGCAGTACCGATGCCGAACGATGAGAAAGAGAGCGATGCACCGTTATACGATGACGCTCTCGATGCGAACAATGTTGATATGTTTAACGATTTTGAAGACGAAGAAGACGTAAAAGCTATATGAACACAGATGACGGTTTAAGTTTCGCAACGGCGGTCGATGTATCAGAGTACGACCGTGGCATGGAGCATATTCAGCAGAGTACACAATCAATGGTCAGCTCTGTTGAGCAGGAGACTTCACGCATTCAGCAGTTGTTGACAGACGCAGTTCCCGAAGTGAATCTCGACTTCTTGAAGAACGAGACACCGACACTTGACGCGATAGGCGAAGCATACGCACAAATCGCGAAAGTGATTCGAGAGAACGAAGAAGCTATCAACGAACTCTCTGTTGCTTATCGTGAAGCGACAGACGAAGCGAACAAGTATGCGAACGTGCCGTCAATGAGCGACACTTACAAGGAAGCTCGCACACAGCAAGCTGCAATCAAAGAAGTCATCGCAGTACGCAAGAAAGCGATTGAAGCTGCAAAGCAAGAAGAAGCAGAACTCTCGAAGAACGAAAAACGATACGTTGCAGAAGCTAAAGCAGCAGAGAAGAGTGCCGCAGCAAAGCAGAAGAACGCGACTGCATCAGTCACGTTGAGACAGCAAATCAAAGCTCTCGAAATGGAAGCCGCGAACATGGTCGCAGCAGCGCAAGCCGAGGGCAGACAGATAGACCAATCGACCGGTCGTTATCGTGAAATCATCGAAGAACTCGGTCGTCTCAAAGACATCAGAGGTGACATTCAGACCGCCGGCTCTGTATTCGCTAACGATGAGAATCAGTTTGCAGGCGTTATTTCGGGACTTTCCGGCGTTGCAGGTGCATTCTCCGCAGCGCAAGGAGCAGTCGGCTTGTTCGCCGGCGAGAACGAAGAACTGCAACAAATCATGTTGAAAGTTCAATCGCTGATGAGCATCACAATCGGTCTTCAACAAGTTCAGCAGACACTCAACAAAGACAGCGCGTTCACGCTCGTAACGTTGAACGGCTTGAAGAAGTATTGGAACGAGCTTCTCGCAGTCGGTCGCGGCGAACAAGTCGCAGAGACAGCGGCAACAGTCGCCGGCACGACTGCATCAGTCGCATCAGCAGCAGCGACAGAAGCCGATGCAGATGCAACGATTCTCAACGCAGAAGCATCGACAGCCGAAGCAGCAGCAAAGAAAGCGAAAGCAGCAGCATCGGGAACAGCAGCCGCCGCAGAGGGCGTTGACACAGCAGCGACAGCAGCGAACGCGACAGCAGCCGGAGCAGGAACAGTCGCGAACATCGGTCTTGCAGGTGCGTTTCGTATGGTCGGAGCTGCAATCAAGTCGATTCCGGTATTCGGGTGGATTCTCGCCGGAATCTCGGCTCTCATCGGTGTCTTTCAGCTCTTCAAGAGCAGTGCCGCGAAAACTGACGAGCAACTCAAAGAACATCAAGAGTTCTTGAAAGATTCTCGCAAAGCGTATGCGCAAGCATCGGGCGAACTGAAAGCATATCAGTCTCGCATCGAGAGCTTCAACGGCACACAGCAGCAAGAAGCGTCTCTCATCAAAGATTTGAACTCGAAGTACGGCGAGCAAATGGGTTATCACAAGACGCTTGCAGAGTGGAAAGACACTCTCGCAACGAAAGGTGAATCGTACTGCAAAGCTCTCGAAAAAGAAGCTCTCGCACAAGCATACTTGAACAAGTACGTTGAAGCATACATCAATTTGCTCGAAGTTCAAGATAACGTGAAAGCCGGCAAATATCATCATTGGTATCAGACAGCAGCCGGAGACAAGAACGCAGACAAAGAAGCACAAGACGCAGCACAAGCAGAAGTTGACCGCTATCTGAAAGCATACGAAGACGCGATGAACGATGCACAATCAATCAGACAGACATCGAATCTCGGCGGCTTCACAGACCCGACAACATCGAAGAGCGGCAGCAGCACGAAGTCTGACTCTGCAAAAGCAGCTCTCGAACAGAAGAAGATTATCGATTCGTTCGCAGAACAGATGAAGAAGTACATCAAAGACGCGAACGCATCAGTCACAGAAGAAATCATCGACAGTCTTGCAGACGGTCTCGGCAAAGAGATAACTCAAATCAGAAACAACGCATCGAAGCGCAAAGACGCAATCATCGAGAGTGTGAATCAGCTCGCGGCAGCTCAAAAGCAAGCGGCGCATGACGTGTATATGACGAAAGACGGAGCGACAGAGACCGGGTGGGCGGCATCTTCGGACGGTCAGAAGTCA